GCGGCCAGCTCCTTGCCGATCGTGTCCTCAAGCGCGGCGGCGTCCTTCGCGATCTGCATCGGGATCACAGCCTCGCTGCCCCGGTACGCCGCAACGACATACTCGCCCTTGCCGTTGCGGTTGACAGACACCGAGTCCACCTGGCGGCTCAGGTCGTAGCGATCGGCAGCCTGCTCGCCGGTAACGAACGCCACGCGGTCGTAGCCCTGCTCGGCGGCCATGCGCAGGATGCGCTTGAGTGCCAGGCCGACCCACTGCTCGGTGGACTTCACGAACGGGCCAGCCGGCGGCGCCATGCGGCGCGCGCTGGCCGCGTTGCGATCTTCTGTCTCTCGTCGCAGCAGATCGTTGTAGTCGTTGCGCAGGCCGCTGACCTCGGCCAGCTGGTCGTGGCCCATTGTGGATACCACGTTGCGCGCCTTGAGCGAGCCAACGCCCAGGGACACCATTTTGTCCTGCGCGCGCTTGCGCATCAGGGAAATGAGGTTGTCGCGCTCGTTCTCGCCAACCTGCGGCGTGTAGCTCGACAGCTCGTCCTTGAACCCACGCTTGCGCCCGATCTGCGCCCAGTCGGATTGAATCTCCTCGACCATCAGCACGCGCTTGCCGTCGGACGATCGCCGATCGGTCGTGCGGACATGCACGACAACATCAGGCTCATCCCAGTGCGGGCCCTCGAACTTCTCTTCGTCGGCTGGCAACTTGTAGGCTTGGTCGGCCTCGTCGTAAATCTGATCTTGCAGCGCAAACAGTCGCGCGCGCGCCAGATCGCGCGCCTCGGCCGACAGGTTGTAGTTAATCGACTCGCGGTTCAGTCGGTCCCGCTCCGGGGCGTACTTATCGAACACCGCTTTGCGCGCAGCCAAACCACGCTGCGTCGGACGGCGCGACCAGCGCACCAGGATCTCGCGATAGTTAGATCCACCAGGGAATGTCCACTCGCGAAACTTCGGCGAGCTTTCCGCTTCACTTATCTCGATCTCGTTTGTGAGGTTAGCGTGGCGCGCGGCGAAGTTGTTGAGTTGTTCGCGCTGCTTTGGCGTTGAATTGAACTGGCCGGACGGAGGCTGCCCAGGCCACGGGCCGCCGCTGATTGCCCACCGCAGCTCATCGATCGACAGCGGCGGGAAACCATTGCGCTCTGCCCACTCGCGGTATTCGGCGCCCAGGTCGTCCATCGCCACGCTCAGATTCCACGGCACGCCTTCGTCGATGACGGTTTCCTCAAGCGGGATCTCCATGTCCTTGAGGAACGCCAGCACGTCGGCCTTGGGCACGCGCGACGTGTCGCCCAGGAACTGCTGCGCTTCATCGCGCGACGCGAACACCGCCACCGCGTCGTCCTCGCCCTTGCGATAGACGCCGAAGCCGGTCGGCTCGACATCGCGCGACGACACGGCGGCCGGCCGAATCTCATGCGTCGCCGGCGTGACCATGGTGTTGAGCCAATCCAGCACGCCGGACATTTCCAGCTCGATCGGGCGCACGCCTTTCAGCGCCTTGATGCGGTTGGCCCACTCGGCCGGCAGCATGGCCTTCGACTCGATCTGGCCCACTTGCCGCGCCAGCTCGGAATACAGGCCGGTCACGGGCAGGTTGCTGACCGCGAAGAAGTCGCCCGGAGGAATAAGGCCGCCAGATTCAGCGAAGCTACGGCCGGTCGGCCCGATGAACGCATCCAGCAGCCGCAGGCCGGGCTGGACCGCACGCGCCAGCTTGCCCATGTTCTGGACCGCGGCGTCGGCGCCGATGCCGTCAGGGAGCTTCACCATAAACGCCGTGGCATTGACGTTGTTGGCGGCAGCCAGCACTGCGGCCATGCCCTCGCCGGGAACCGCCGTGCGAAGGTTCTTCATCTGCTGCGCATCCATGTCCATCGTGCCGACGATCATGTTGCGGTTGTTCAAGAACACCAGGCCGCTGCGGTTGCCCATGATGCGGTTGGCGGCAGCGCGCGCCGCTTGCGGCGACTCAAGCGATCCGGTTGCCGGCGTGCGGCCGCCCATCAGCTCGCGCTCGACCAGTGGCACGCCCGCCTTGCGCAGCGCCGGCTTGATGCCGATGCCGGTGCGAACGGCGCCGCTCGGCTCGATGACGCCGGCCTTAGTGCCGGCCAGGACGACGTGCCCCAGCGACGTGACGCTGGTATTGCGCAGCAGCAACTCGAGGTTGCCTTGCATGTTCTTGTCCGGGGCTGACGGATCGGGCACGCCGCTCGGATGGTTGTGCGCGAACGCGACGTAGCTCGCGTCCGGCACCGCGAAGATGCCGCCCAGCAGCGCCGGCAGGTACACGCTGGTTTCGGTGTTGCTGCCGATCGTATGCCGCAGCACGGCGATCGGCTTGCGTTCCTGGTTCAGCACCAGGGCCAGCATCTGTTCTTGCTGCGCGCGGCGCATCGGCGCCAGCACCGACGCCGCGTCCTCGAGCGATTCCACGGGCTCGCTCGGGACTTTCAGGGTCTTGATGGTGACAAACCGGCCTTCTGCGCCACGGTCCTTGATGTCGCCGCGCAGCTTTGCCGCATCGACCAGGCCGCGCTGCACGCTGACCTCGACCTCCTTCGGCTTGAGCGCAGAGCCGGTGCCGCGCTGGACATCGAACAGCCCGACCTGGCCGCGCGCGTCGGCCTGCGCCTGCGGCGTCGTGGCGCCAGCCAGCGCGAAGTCTCGAGGATCCGGCGCAGCCTCGCGCTTCTTGGCCTCGGCCTGCTCACGCCGACGGCGCTCGGCATCGACCGGGCGCTCGGTCGGCGCCGGGCCGAACAGGTCGTCGGGCTCGGCTACTCGTCCGGCCGCTCCATCGCCGTCGGCCCGGTCGCCGCGTGCGCCGGGCTCGGCCGCATCACGTCGGCCGCCGGTGGCGGCACCAGGCGCGGGTTCACCCCGGCCGGCGCCTTCTTGGCGATCGTCAGCTTCGGCGCCTTGCGCAGGCTCGCCACGCTCTCGTCCAACTTGAGCTTGCGCAGCAGGCGCGGGTTGATTCCGCGCGCCGCTTTCAGTAGATCCGCTGGCCTTGCCATTTCGGATGATCTCCCGGATCGCGTCCATGAACGCCGACGTGTCATCGGCATGCTGCTGCGCAACGCGCTCGACCGCCGCCTCGTCGATGTCCACGGCGCGGCGCACCGCAACCGCATCATCGAAGTCCGCGTCGGCGAAGTCGATCCCCGCCTCGCGCATGTCCTGCTCGACCTGGCTGATCCACTCGTTCGCGTACCGGCGCGCCAGCGCGGCCTGGATCTCGGAGCGGCGCTTGCCGGCCGTCGTGATCCCCAGCGCCTCGGCTTCCTCGATGATCTCGGCCAGCGTTTCGCGCTCGGCGGCGGCGGCCATGTCCTCGTCCTGCTCGGCCATGGTGCGCGCCGAATCCGGCTGCTCGATCTCCTGGCGGATGACGCGCGCGGCGGCCTCAAGCGCAGCGGCGGGCCCGTCGCGCTCGACGATCCCCTCTGGCAGGAACCCGGCCTCGGTCAGCAGCGCGATCACCTCGTCCTCGCGGATGCCGTCCTCGTTCTTGTTGAACAGGTAGGTGCCGCTGCCGATCTGGATCCGGTCGGCCGACTTGCCCTTCGGCTTGATGACCTTGCCGCCCTTCGTGATCCGCGTGCCCAGGTTCTTGGTGGCGCCCGACTTGTCCAGGCCAAGGTCGGACATGAGCGACAGCGGCAGGCCGCCGGCGCGCTGCAACACGGTCAGCACGCGCGACTGGCTGCGCCGCGCAGCTGCGCGCTCGGGCGTCGGCTTGATGTCGGTGCGGCCGCCAGACTCGGGTTCGACCGGCTCGGCGCCAGCCTGATCGGCCTCGGCGGCCGCAGCGGCGGCGGCGTTCTCGTCCGGCGGCGGCGCGGCTTCGACCTCCTCGGCGCCCAGTTCCTTGACGTTGACCCCGCCCTTCGGTGGCCGCTCCTCCTTGCCGGCCAGCGCCTCGTCGATGTTGTCGAACTCCTCGACCGCAATGCCGCCGCGCTTCGCCGCCTTGAGCTTGTCGGCCTGCGCCGTCAGCTTCGCGCGGGTCGTGTCGTCCGTCGCCGCCTGCGCCAGCTGCTCAAGCTCGGCCGCCGTGCGCTGGTCGCGGCCAGCCTGGCGTTCCAGCTCAATTTCGGAGTCGATCACCTGGCGTACACGCGGGTCGGTCGCGCGCTTTCGCAGCTCGCCAAGCTCGACTAAACGATCGTTGATTTCCTCCGGCGCGGGCGCCGCCTGAATCTCCTCGACCGGCAGCTCCATGACGGTTGTTTCACGTGAAACACCGGTCAGCGCGTCCAGCTTGCCGGCCAGAGTTCCATCCTCGGCCGAAGCGCCAGCGTCCGTTTGCTGCCCGGTCATGCGATCGATCGCCGCGCGCGCCTCGCCGCTGGGCGTCGTGTCCTGCGGGATCACGCCGGCCATGGCGCGGATGCCCTGGTTCACGGCGCTTATGGCGCCGGCCTGGCTGATGGTCGCCAGCAGCGTCTGATACGCGGCGCCACGCCGCTCGGCGACGTACTGCGCCCAGGTCTTGTCCGGGTTCGCGACAGCCGTGTCGATCGCATCCTGCGTCAGGGTGGCGATCTGCTCGCCCCAAACCTCCTTCGCCAGAAGGTCGGCCATGAACCGCGAAAACCCGACGCGGCCCAGCTTGTTGACCAGCACGCCCATCGGCGCCAGCTCGGTCAGAATCTCGATGCCGCCCTCGCCAAGGGATGCGGCCAGCGCGATCGCAGGCGCCGCGCCGCGCTCGCGGTACTTGCCGTATGCCTGTCCGGTCACGTCCGCACCGGCCAGCGCCAGCGGGACCGCAGCGGTGCCGGTGGCGATGCCCAGCGCGATGCCTGGCGCTTGCCGGGTCAGGGACTGCAAGCCGCCGTACAGGCCTCGAGCCGTTTCGCTCTCGAACTCTGGCGTGCCTTGCTGCACCGCAGTCTCGACGGCGGCCGCTTCCTGCGCGCCCTTGCGGCTCAGGGATTCGCTGCCGGCCACGTCACCGGCGATCTGCCGGATGCCGGCCCGCACGTTGCGCAGGCCGTAAACGGGCTGGAAAGCTAAGTCCGCTGCAATGTTGGCGGCCGTCGGCGCCGCGCCCTGAATCGGGCCGGCCTTCGCGCCGTACACGCGCTCGGCGTTCGCTCGAGTCGGCGCCAGCCGCGTGTCCTGATCGGCGCGGTACATGATCCCGGCGTCGGCCGGGCGTGCCGGCTCCTCGACCGGCGCAGCGCCGCCCGTGTCGAACTCGCCGGTCGCCGCCCCCTGGATCGACTCGTCCACCGGCTGCCGGTCGCCGCCGGCCGGCGCAAGCGCCGACCGCACGCGGTCCATGATCCCAACCTTCGGCTTCGCGCGGACCTCTTTCAGGCGCCGCTCGACCGCTTCGACCAGCTCAAGGTCGCCGGCTCGCGTCGCCAAATCCAGGTCGTCCAGCAGCTGCTTTTCGTCGTTCATGGGAGAGCCGGGAGTCCGTTGCGCAGCCGCGCGTCGTTCATCTGCTTTTTCAGTTCAGGCGTCATGGCCGGCTGCGCGGCTGGCGCCGGTGCCGGCGCACCGCCCGGCGGCGCGCGATCGGCGGCGGCAGCCTCGGGCGTGCGGCCAGCGGCGTGCAGCGCCTTGCGCTTGTCCTCGCGCGCGCGGCGGCCGGCGTTCTCGATCGCCGATAGTTCGCGCGTGGTCGGCTCGCGCTCCTTGCCCTTCTCGTCGGTCGTTACCCATTTCGGCCGGCCGCTGATCGGGTCGGCGCGGCGCACCATGCCCAGGTCGCGCGCGGCAGCGGTCTGGCCCGCTTCGTCGGCGCGGCGCAGCTCGTTCTCGATGTTGACCGATCCGGCGGCCGTGCGCGCGGCTGCGCGCTGGCTGGCGCCGGCCTGCGTGATCCGCGTGCGCGCGATGCCGGCCTCGGCCGCCGTGTCGGCAACGTACTCGCGGGTCGGGTCGATGCCGCGCTCGAACTCCTCGCGGTCGATTTCCTTGCCGGTGTCCTCGTCGCTGGTGATCCGCAGCGTGCGGTCGCCCAGGTTGACGTTCTCGGCCTTGACCTTGCGCTTGAACGGCTTCGCCCCCGACGCATGGTAGGCATCCAGGAACGACCCCAGCTCGACCTTGCCGCGCGCAGCGCCGCGCTCGATTTTCGCGCGCACGATCGGCGAGTTGACGATTTCCTCAAGCGTGCCCAGCTGGCCGACGTAATCCATGGCACGGTCCATCGGCAACGTGACCACTTCGTCGTCGTCCCCGTCCGCGCTGCGGCCGGCCGTGATCGGCGCCAGGTAGCTGCCGGTGGCGCCGTCGGCGCGGCGCACATGAACGCGCAGGACCGGAACTAGGCGGCCGGGATCGTTCGGCGCCGGCAGCAGGCGCTCGACCTCTTTCTTGATGATGGTGCTGCCGTCCCGGCCTGGCTGGCCGACGCCCTGCGCCAGCTCTGGCGCCAGGATCGTGTTGACCGCCGGCACCAGCTGCTGCGGGTCGGACTGCTCGATGCCGGCCAGCAGCCCTTGGATGGCCTCGCCCAGCTTCGACGGCACCTGGCCGTCCGGGCCGCGCAGCAGCTCGGCCGGGTCGCGGCGCAGCGCCACGCCCAGCGCGTCGTACAGCTCCTCGTCGGGCACGTCCTCGACCTTGACCTTGCCGGACTTGATGCTGCCGATCAGGTCGGTCGCGCGCTTCTGCCTGGCCTCGAGAACCGGGCGATACCGGCGCTCGTTGACCTCGCGGCGCCGGCGCGCCAGCTCGACCCGGCGCTGCATCAGCGCCTGCTTGCGATCGGCCGGGATCTTCGTTTCGTCGCCGCCAAACTCGCGGTACAAGCCCTCGAACTCCCCGGCCAGTCCCTTTTCCTCGTTCTCAAGTGCGGTCGCGGCGTCGGCGGTTTGCTGGCGCTCGACCTCGGAGTCCTCGCGCGTGATGCGCCGCTCGCGATCGGCCTTGGCCGTGGCGCGATCTTCGGCGCGCAGCGCGTCCTCTTTGTCCTCGCGCGCGATGCGCCGCTCGCGGTCCATGATGCCGGTCGCCAGCCGGACGCCGCCCTCAAGGCCGGCCGACATCGCGTCGCCGGAACTGCGGTATCCGCTGACCATCAGAACAGCCCTCCGATCACGCCGCCGGCCACGGCGCCGAACAGCGCGCCCCACGGCCCGAACCCGGCGCCCATCTTGGCGCCGGCGTACATGCCTGCGGCCGCGCCGACCGTCGATCCCAGCTGCGTCGCCTCGGCCTTGTTCTGCTGGCGGATTCTCGCGTTCGCCAGTTCGCGTTCCTTCTCGGTCTTGGCGGCAGCCGACAGCGTGCCGCCGACCTCGCGCTCGACCTGGCTGGCAACGCCGGCCAGCCCGCCCGTGGCGATACCGTAATTCCTCATCGGCCACCCCCCATCGGATCCCGTTGCGGCAGCGCCGGCCCGCCCATGATCGCGCGCTGGCGATCGACGGTCAGGTCGCGCGCGGTGTTGGCGGCCTGCACTTCGGCCAGCCCCTTTTGCAAGGCGGTGTCGCGCTTGGTCGCCGCCTGCTCGTCGGCGTTGAGCTGGATGCCCATGCCGCGCATGCGCCGCTCGGTGATCGCCGGCTGGGCTTCGAATGCCGACCGCACGCCGCCGATCGCTTTGTCCATGTTGCGCTGAACCACGGCCGGGTCCATCGCGTACTCGATCAGCTCGTTCTCGATCGGCATGAACTGGCTGACGTAGGTCTGCCACTGCTGGCGGGTGAACTGCGCCAGAGCCGACTCGGCCGACATCCCGCCGTAGGGGTTGGCGTTGATGCCGCCGGCCGTTGTCATGGTCGGCTGCGGCGCCGGCCCGGTCATGCCCCGCAAGAAATTGGCGGCCATGTCAGATCCCCGAGAAAGGATCGGCGTTGATGCCGACGCTGCTTGGTGCGCGACTCGTCATCGCTGGGTTGCCGGGTCTAGGTTGGCCCGGCATGCCGGCCGACAGCGCGGTGCCCAGTGCCACGCCGGCCATGCGCCGGTTGCCCGATCGCCGCGCCGCGCTGGCCTCGGCATCGGAGCGCGCCTGCGCCGCCTGGACGCCGGCCAGGGACGACAGGTTGCTGGTCGCCTCGGCCTGCGTGCCGCGCCCGATCGACATGATCGACGCCAGCCCGCGAACGTAGGCGTCATCGATCGCCTGATCCGCGCCCATGACGCCGACGCCCAGCGACCGCGCCTCGTCGGCGGCCGCCTCGCTGATCCCCAGCTTGAACTTGCTGCTGGCCGGGTTGATGCCGGCATTCAGCTGCGCGGCCTCGGCCGCTTCGCCGGCCTGGCTATACGCCGCGCGCGTGTCGGTGGCGACCTTGCCGGCCAGCTGCTTGCGCTCGAACGAGTCGTCCTTGCCCATCGACCGGATTTCGGTCGCCAGGCGCTGCTGAACCGGCTGCCACCGCTGGCGATAGTCGGCCAGCCGCTGCATGGCGTTCTGCGCCAGCGCGCGTTCGGCCTCAGTTTCCTTGACTGTCCCGCGATCCTTCTTGCCCATCCCGAACCTCGCAAACGTAGGTCACTTCGCGCAGCGCCCATCCATTAGGCAGGTGCCGCAGCCAGCCTGGTCGGCGACTGCGGAACACGATGCGCGCCGCGCCAAGGTCGCGCGCCACCCGCTCGATCTGCGGCAGGTACGCTTCGACAGCTCCATGCGGCCCGACGCTGGCGGCCAGCAGCACCACCAGTTCCAGGTCGTTGCGCAAGCGATTCGGGATCAGCGTCACCACCGCAACGCCGTCGCTCGATGCGAAGCACAGGGCACGCCCGTCCCTGCACTCCAAGCGCAGATTGTCCGGCGTGTAGTCGTCCCCCGCAAGTGCCGCCTCGGCCAGCGCAGCCACGCGCGGCCAATGCTCCTCGAGGTCGGCCGGCGCCAGCGGGTCACGCATTGAAGTCAAGCCCCACGACGCGCGCGAACCAGGTTGTGCCGGCATCAAACGTGGACAACTCGATCACGTCCGTCCTGTTTGCGGTCGTTGTCAGGGTTGGCGCTGATCCCCCGGCCCACTTTACCGAAGCCGGCCACGTCACCGTCTTGGACCCGGCGCCGTCCTGCTTGAGGTACAGCAGCGCGCGCATCGCCGTGCGCGCCGCCGCAATCGTCAGGGTCGTGATGCTGGCGGCCATGTCCACGGCCACCGCGCTGCCCAGGCTCAGATCGATGTCGGTCGATGCGGCGGCCGTCACCGCCTGCGGGGCGTCGCCCGGATCGTAGCCGGCCGGCACCAGGCCGGCGCGCGTTTCTGAGAACAGCGGGATCGTTGCGTCGTTGCCGGCGCTATTCGTGACCACGCCGCGATCGGTGGCCGCCACGTAGCCCAGGTTGACTTCCGTCGCACCGGACGTGCCGGAGCTGGTCGGCAGCGCGGCCACGCGCGAACTGAGCGCGTTTACCTCGGCGTCAGCGAGGCGCAGGCGCTCGCGGATCGCAGTGATCGAATCCTGCAACTCGCGCGTCGCCTGGCGCGGCAGATTGACAGACGGCTTGCCGGTCAGCATCAGCCGCCCTCATTGAACTCGTCGGCATCGTAGGCGAACTGAACCGACTGCACGAACGACGTGCCCAAGACCTCGTACTGAAAGAAGTCGTGGATCGGGTAGTCCTTCGGCAGCGTGAATGGGTCGGGGCCGGTGACCTGGGCGATGTAGTAGACCGACCCCGCGCTATACAGCGCCAGCTTCACGTCGTCGTAATCGGTGGCGAGGATGCGGCAGTACCGGGGGATGTCCCCCTGCATCTGATACTTCTTGCTCAGCCACGAACGCGGCAGCAGCGGCGTGAGAGCGCCGGGCGCGCAGTACGAATCGAACGCATAGACGGTCACGCCGTTCGGGATCACCTGGCCGACGCCGCTCGGGCTTCCGATTTCCGGCGGGGCGTTCACGTCCAGCACTAGGTAAAGCGTGTCGGTCTTGGCCCAGCTGAACATCGCCGAAGCGTGAAAGCCCAGCGTGACCTTGCCGAACGAGGCCTCGGCCGGATCGATCAGGATGCCGCGCTCGTTCAGCGCGCAATCGACATAGAAGCCGAAGTAGCGGTTGTCGTGCACGTCGGCGATCAGCGTGGCCGGGTTGAGAGCTTGCCAGTCGCGACGGGTCATCAGCCCGGACGTGAGCAGCTGCACCTGGCCGACGCCAGCGATGGCAACCAGGCCGTCGGGCGACGGGTAGATCCAGCCGAGCCCCTTGAGGTAGGCGCACCCGCGCTTGCTGGCGCACCCCTGCTTGACCTCGGTCTTGGTCATCGAATAGGTGTCCGGCGCAGTGCCCGATGCGGTGTACGGGAACTCCTCGGTCGCGATGGTGACGACGGTATCGACGTTGCCGATCGCCACGATGCGCTCGTCGGTCGCCAGCCTGAATCGAACGGGCCACGCATGCGGCCGGTTCTGCGCGGACAAGCAGAGTGTGTTGTCGAAGAAGCCGACGTAGATGCCGTTTGGCAGCGCCAAAATGCCGCGCAGGTTGCTTGGCGGCAGATCCCAATCGGCCGATTCCAAGTCCTCGCCCAGCTGCAAATCGGTCAGCGTGTCGGTGTAGTCCACCTGGGCCAGCGGAATCTCGGCGACAAAGCGATAAGTAGTGCCGGCACCACCAGTGGCTGCGCGATAGATGCGCTTTGTCGTGATGAAGTAGTCAAGGCCGGTTGGCGGACTGGTCGAAGTCGTGATCGTGACCGTCGTCGAGTCGTCCTTCAACACAGTTGCGCTTGGCTCGCTTGGCGCCGACTCCTCGCCGCGATCGTTGACGAACGTGTACACGTAGTTCGTCGCCACGTCGTCGCTGCCATCGTCCACCGGCGCCGACGCCTGGCACACGATGCGATCGACTGTCTGAATGATCGGCCCGCGATCGGCGTTAAGCGAGCCGTAGATCCCGTGCCCACAAAAGCCGCCACTGATCGGGATGTTGTCAAACGACAGCTCGAACACCGGCGTGGATCCAAGGCTGATTGAAAACACGAAGTCGTAGTTGCCGTTCGAGCGCTGCGACCCGACGACCTTGACTCGATAGATGGCGCCGTAGGTCGGCGCAAACCCGGTCGGCACCAAGCCAAGGGTTGCGCCCGTCGTCCAGCTGGTATGCAAGCCATAGCCCGCAACCCACTGGAACGCGCCGTTCGTTCCCCAGCTGAACACAGGTCCGGCGCCGCCCTCGGAGTTGGCGACCATCACCGTGGCGGTGAACTCGCCATAGGGCGCATGCGCCTGCTCGAGCGTCCAGTCGAACGAATACTCGATCTGCGCGGAATCGCCGATGCCGAAGTCCCGGTAGGCATACACCGGGCCGGCGCCGCTGGTCGTGATTTCCTGCGCGGTCAGCCACAGACGCGCGGTTTCGTCCGGCGAAAGCGTCAGAAACTCGGCCTTGCGAATCGCGAACGGCCCGATAAACGTCGGCACCAGCACCCATTGCGACTGCGACAGCGGCGACAAGTCGTCGAAAATGTCGATCGTCGGCACCAAGCCGGCTGTCGCATTGACCGTCGGTGCAAGACCAGGACCGGGCACGCCAAGCGGCCGCGTGGTGATCGGCGGCGCGCCCGCGCCCGTCGTCGCCAGGGAATAATCGGTCCAGCGCGGAACGTCTAGGCCGGTCAGGAAAATCCGCGTGTCGTCGGCGGTGACTGACTTCGCCACATCGACTTCGACCGCGCCGGGCGCCAGCTCAGACTGCGACCAAGACAGCCACGCCGTCGAGCCTGCGCCGTTGTCAAGTGGGAAGATCGTGACAATCTCGGCGGCCTTGGTCAGCGCGACCTCAGCGTCGAAGTTCCTGAACGCCTCAAGGTCGCCCGACAGCAACCGGCAGTTGATCGCGGTCGCGGCAAACTCCGGCGGCAGCTTGCGGAATGCAACGCGCGGTACTTCCCCTTTGAATTGTGCAACGGCAGGCAGCATTAAGCGATCGATCGAATCCAAAACCAGTTGAACAATGCCAAGGGGTTAAAGCTCAACTCAATGTTGTTGCCGCTGATGATGAAGTTGTACCCGTCGAAGTTGAACTCTACGGTGTCAATCACGACGCCAGCCGAGTCATAGACTGGGTTGTTTCTTGGCAATAAAGGCTGCCAGGGCGTCGGACCTTCGCCGCTGCTATTCGCCGTCCAGATCAAGAAGTCGTTCGGGTTCCTAGACGCGAACACAGGCGGAATTGCGAACACGCTTGTGTTGGCCGGAACATTAACAATCGCCTGAACAATCGAGCAATTACAGGCCACAATAACCTCCAAGCAGCACGGCGGCAGTTCCGATGGCGCGGGTCCGGTCGGGTAGCCGTTGCGGTTGTAAACAATGATGGCGCCCATCATTGACCGCCGCCACCGGCAGCAATCGTGTATGTCACGCGCCCGGTGATCGGGTCGTAGCTAGCGGTGACGCCGTTGAAATTCACCAGCGCCGGGTTGGGCGGCCCCACGTTAATCCCGTCAACCTGAAACTGAATGCCGGCCGGGAATTGATCGGCTGGCGCAGGAAAGGGCGGCAGCGGGGTGAGCGAGAAAGCGGGCATGGTTACCTCGTTACGAAGCGGCGCGGCAACGCGCGCACCGCGCCGACCTGAAAACCGCGCTGCACGTCGGCCTTGGCGTTGTTGATGAACGACCGGAACTTTGCGCGCTCAAGAGCCGCCGCCTGCGGGTCAGCCCACGGCTGGCCGGTCATCGACAGCAGGAACTCAAGCGCGCCAGCCTCGAACGCTTGGCGCCACTTGACCAGCAGTTCGTTTGGCACGTCGGTGGCCTCGTCGCGCACTTGGGCGGCCAGCTCGATCAGCGTCGGGTAGGCCTGGTCTGGCACCGGATCGTAGGCGATGCTGCCCTCTGGCAGGTAGGCAAACCGAATCGGCTGGCCCTGCGGAATGTTCGGGTTGATCGCGCTCGGCGCCATCGCGCGCAGGCCAATCACGCGCGTGCCGTTGGTCACCGACACCGACTGCGCGGTGATGATTTCAAGGTCCGGGTCGGAGCCCAGCGAGTAGGTGCGCGTGCCAGCGGCCAGCGTGCCGGATAGGTTTACGCGATACCAGCGAGTCTCGGAGCAGAACTGGCGCGCCGCGCGCGCGTAGGCGCGCACTAGCGTCACCTTGTTGCACTGGCGCACGCGCTGCGCGATGTTGGCAAGCTGGTCAGCGATCAGTGCCATTACTGCGGTTCCTCAATGGTCAGCTTCGGCGACACGACCACCTGGCTTTGAGTCCGGATGCCGAGCTGCTGCGCCCACAAGCCTAGGTAGAACTGCTCCTTGGACGGATCCTTGCGCTTGGTGTTGGCCGCGTAGGCCAGCGCCAGCGTGTACGCCCACAGCGCAGTCTCGTAGGTGTCGGGCAGCGCTACCGGAGACTCAAGCGAGCCAAGCGGTTGCGGGATCGCGCCGTACAGCGCCACCACCACGCCCGTGCCGTCGTTCGGCGGGTTGACCAGGAAGCGCGACGGGTCGCGCGTGTCGGTCATCCACTCGTCGATGAACTGCTGCGGCGTCGCCTGCGTCCAGTTCGGGTTCGCGTTGTTCAGCAGCTCGCGGCCGACCTGGTTGCAGGCCGGCCCGTTGACGTTGCTGTAAATCTCGAACACCGCCAGGCCGACCTCGGGCGCGTCGCCGCTGCCCAGCGTCGTCGGCAGCTGCTGCACGAAGCCCGGCACCAGCGGGACGTTGCGCACCACACGGAACGCATCGTTCTTGGCGTTGACCGTCGCGGTCTGCGCGGCGGTCAGGTAATCCAGCAGCTCAGCGTCTGTCCAGGTCACGCCGGTCGGATCGACCAGGGTTCTGCGAACGCGCCCAATGATCTGGCCGGCCGTGCGTGACATGGTGATCGCCCTTTACTGGTCGGTAAACGCCGGCACTTTCACGCCGCCGCCGCGCGCGGCTCGAGGCGCGCGTTGCGCGGCCTGCGGCTCGGCTTGCGGCTCGGCTTGCGGTGGCGCCACCGGCTGCGCGGGTTCCTGCGGCGCAGCGCCGCCGCCGGACAGCGCGGCCACGTCGGCGCGCAGCAGTCCGATGTCGCGGCGCGTGTCCAGCTGGACGCCGTATTCGGTCAGCGCGAACTCGGCCAGCTCCTCCTTCGAAGCGGTGCCGATGTCGAACGCGCCAGTCTCGATGCTGATCTGCGTGGCCTGGCTGGCTTGCTGGCCGCGCAGGTACGCGAGGCGCTGGGGCAGCGTCGCGTTCGGGTCGCCGTGATACGGACGGAACTCATGCAGCCGCAGCACCTTGTCGGTGGCCGGGAACAGCATGCCGTCGTCGCGGATCGCGAGTCCCGACACCTTGATCTGAATGTTCGATTGAGAGCCTGCCATGATGATTTCCTCGATTGGCTAGAAAAGCCCGACCGGGAATCCCCAGTCGGGCGAACCGGAGCGCAGCCCCGGAGGAGACACGCAGTAGCCTAGCTGCCCTCGGGGCCGCCGGGCGTGTACGCGCGATGCTTCATGCCACCGCCGCCGCCCTTCTGGCTCGGCGACAGCGGGGCGTGCGGGTAGCGGGCCTTGTGCTTGCCACTGGCCTTGCTGTTGCCGCTGCCGTTCTGCACTGCCGAGTTGGTCGTGGCAATGTGCTGGTCGTAGATTTTCGGCTTGCTCATGGTCGAGTCCTTCACTGTTTCGGGTTGATCGGCTGCGGGCCGCCGGAGCGGCCCGCGTCGCCGGTTACGCCGGACGCACGAACGACGTGCCGACGTAGTTCGACTCGATGACCTTGTAGCCGAACACCATCAGCCCCCGGATCAGGTAGCCGAAGTCGTTCGGGTTGTCGATCATCTGCGCCTCGACGATCTGCGCCGCGAACGCCAGGCCGGCCGAGTGGCCGAACATGGTTGCCCAGGCCAGCTGCGGGGTCAGCCCTTTCAGGACGTTCCGCGACTGGTAGATCGTGAAGCGATCGATCATGCCGACCTTGCCGTTACGCAGGATCGACACGCCGTCGCCGGCCAGCGATGCGATCCGCAGATCGCTGCGCTTGATCAGCGCAATGACCCACGGAGGCAGCACCATCCAGCGTCCCTCGTCGGACACGTTTTGCTCGTCCAGCACCGTGCCGCAGCCGACGATCCAGTCGATCACGTTCTGCTGCAATCCGGTGGCACCGGACGCAACGAGAGTGACCGGCGCGGACACCGTGCCAAGGTTGATGTTCTGGCTATCGGCGCCGGCGGTCGCGCCCTGGTTGGCAGCGGCCACTTGCGCCGGGATCGTGGCGAGCATGTCCACGTCGGCGGCGATCTTGAGTTGGATCGAACCGTCGTTCGCGAAAATGTCCGACAGGTCCAGGTCCGATTGCCGCGAATCGACCGTGTTGAGGGCGACGTTGAACGACTTCGCCTGGTCGATCGACAGCGTGACGGAGTTGCGCGACGGGTACTGAGCCGACAGGCCCGCACCGATCACGTAGTCCGACACGGCGACATCCGGCACCGTGCGGATGATGACGTTGGCGCCGAAACCGGCGATGTCACCCTCGTAATCGGTGGTGCAGATTTCGCCAAAGACCGTGGTCTTGTAGAACTTCTCGACCAGCTTGCCGGAATAGATTTCCGGGTTGAAATTGATGGTGCCACCGGGGCCGTATTCGGGGACACCACCAGCGCGAGGCACAGGCATGGTTGTTTCCTTTCAGTTGTCTGTGTGACGCGCCGGACCCTGGCTAGAGCAGCCCAGCATCCTGCGCGGCTTTTACCCTCGCATCGAACGCCTTCGCCTGTTCCGGTTGCACCTTGCCGAGTTTGCGAAGCTTGTAATGCTCGCGGATCTCGGTTTGTGTCGGAACGCCAGCAGCCTGCACTGACGCAGCCGGGGAAGCACTCGACATGCCGGCGGCCGTGCCTTGCGGCACCACCGGCGGCCTCGGCTCGGTCGCGGTCGGGTTCATCTTGGCGATGAACTGGCGCAGCAGCTTGACCACGGGAGCGTGGTCGCCGTCTGCCTGCGCCATGTCAACGATGCGCTGTCGAACGATGCCGGACTGGTCGTCGCGTTCCCGCAGGAATGCCAGCCACTCCGGTTCCTCGTTGATGTCGCGCCACGTCGGCACGTCCTCGTCGAGCCCGTCGAGAAACTTCTCGGCGTTGCTTTTCTCCCCAGGCTCGGCCGTGGCCGGCGCCTTGGGTTTCAGTGCTGCGGGCTGGGCCTCGAATTGCGCGCGGACACGATCGGCGACAAGCCTTTCTGACATTGCCACCAACGTGCGCGCTTGATCTTCGCCCAGCGTTTCAATTTCCTCGGCGCTCAGGTACTTGGAAAGATCGACCTGTGCCGGAGTGGTTGACTGCTGTTTCAGGTGAGCGACCTCCGCTTGAAGCTGCGCGATGGTGGCGTCGCGGTTGGCGACCTCCTGGCGCATCTTCTCGCGCTCCTGCTGCCACATGCCCTTGGTCACGTTGAACCGCTGGCGCCAGTAGTTCGGATCGTTCTCGCGCGGGTCGCGCGGCACGTCGTCTGGCGGTGGGCTCGCAGTGGCACCTTGGGCCGGAGCGGGCGCGTCCGCATTAGCGGAGGGGGGTTGGGCAGCCGGCGGGGCCGGAGGTTGAAGCAGCAAACGCGCGCGGTCAGCGCGCGCCGATACTTGCCTCGGCAACCGGACGGCAGGCTCGATGCTCGGGTTCTCGGTCATGGGTTCCTCGATCGGTCACCAGTGGTGACGGATTCGGTTGACCGGATAGCCGTGGCACGTCAGAGAGGCGGGCCATCGAGCTGCTTCCAGGGGATGGTGGCGCCTTGCGCTCCGCGTTTTTGCGGTGCATGGCGCTGCTGATCCAGCTTCTGTCGCGCTCCGAACAGGTCAAGGACAAGCGCATCGAGTTCCTGCGCGCGCCCTTGCGTTCGGTGCATTTCCGCGCCCTCTGTGGTGCGCAGATTCTTTTCGACTTCCGCTAGGCGCCGCTCAAGCAGTCCGCGCAGGATGGGGCCATCGACACCGGAGTTGATCCGGGCAAGGGCGGCGATTTCCAGTTCGGTCAGTGGTGAGTGCGTCATAACGGGCAAGCCGATGCCGATATCGTAGTCGTGAGCGGTTACTTAGTCCATCAGCAGCCGAGCGGCAGCTTCGGCCACCCTGGCTTGCTGCATCTTGCGGCGCAACTCGGCGGCCTCGGCCTTGGCCGCGCGCACCCGCTCTCGTTCATGCAGCTGCGCTGCGCGCGCATCATCGGCGGCAGCCTGCGCCTCGGCCAGCTCCTGGCGGAGCGCGGCCAGCTCGGCCTCAAAAATTGCGATGTCGGCGCGCTGGATGTCTACGGTCGCCAGCGCCTCGGCTAGGTCCATCCGCAGCGCAACAATCGCCGGATCCGGCTTCGGCGCTGGCGGCGGTTCGACAGGCTCGGGCTCGGCCGGCGGCTCGGGCTCTGCCGGCGGCTCGGGCTCGGCCGGCGGCAGCGGGCCGCGCGCGGTCGGCAGCAGCGGCAGCAACGCGGCGTCTGGCTCGGTCGGCGGCCGGTATCCGACCGGCGCGGGCGGCGGCAAAACGGTGCTGATGCCCGCGCGCGCCAGGATTCCGCCCAGCAGCCGGCTCGGCTTCGGCGCCTTGGCCTCGGCCGGAATCAATGGTTTGGGGGATTCTGCGCGCTTGCGTTTCTCGGACGGGGGCTTGACTACCACCCACGGGTTGCGGCCAAGCAGCTTCGGCGACAGAAGGTCGTCGGCCGGCGGTGGCGTCGGGGTCGGCGGCAGCTCGCCACCCACGGGCGCGATCTCGCCGGCCGCGTCGGCCTCGAGCGCCGGACCCAGCAGCCGCCGGATCGGTGCGATCGCAATCAGCTGCGCCGTGTCCTGCTCGGCGGCCTGCCCGACGGCGCGGAGGATGGCGCCCGACCGGGTGATCGGCTGCGCCTCGTCCAGTTCCTGCGCCTGCGCCAGCAGGCGGGTCTTGAGCGCGGTGATCGGCTGCGCCGTGTCTTGCTCCGACGCCTGAACGAGCGCGTAACTGCGGCGCCGCGTCAGCGCCTGCGCCAGATCCTGTTCGACGGCCTGCGCGAACGCCAGCAGCTTGCGGCGGGCCATGGGCTGCGCGAGGTCGGCCTCAAGCGCCTGCGCCAGCTGGCCGGCCACCAGCAGGGTGATCGGCTGCGCCGTGTCTTGCTCGAGCGCCTGCGCCAGCTGCCGCAGCTTCTGCGCGGTGATCGGTTGAGCGGCGTCCTGCTCAAGCGCCTGCACCAGCGCGCGCACGCGGCTCGCCGCGATGGCCTGCGCCTGATCCTGTTCCAGTGCCTGCGCCAGCGCGCGCAGCTTGCGTGCAGTGATCGGCTGGGCCAGGTCGTTCTCGGACGCCTGCGCCACCAGGCGCCGCTTGATCCGGGTGATGGCCTGCGCCAAATCCTGCTCGGCAGCGGCCGCTAGGGTGCGCGCCTTGATGCGCGCCATGGGCTGCGCGGCATCCTGCTCGGCGGCCTGCGCCAGCGTATAGCGGCGGCGCGCGGTGATCGCCTGCGAAAGGTCTTGCTCAAGCGCCTGGCCGAACGCCTTCGCCTTGCGCTTGCCGATCGCCTGCGACAGATCCTGCTCAAGCGCCTGCGCCATCGCGCGCGCGGTGACGCGCGTCAGCGCCTGCGCCGCGTCGGTTTCAGCAGCCTGCCCAAACGCTTGAGTTTTGCGGCGGCCGATCGCCTGCGCCAGGTCGGACTCCGACGCCTGGCCCAGCGCACGCCGCTTGGCGCGACCGATTGCCTGCGCCGCGTTTTGCTCGGATACCTGACCCAGCGCGCGTGCCTTGCGGCGCGTCAGTGCCTGCGCGGCGTCCTGCTCAAGCGCCTGGTTGACCAGCCGGCGCTTCGGCGCGTTGGCGATGGCCTGAGCAAGATCCTGCTCAAGCGCCTGGTTCAGGGTGACGGTCTGGCCGGCCGCGACATCGACGGCCGCCGGTGCCACGATGCGCGGCGCGCTGCGCTGCCTCGGCAGCTTCGGTGAGCCGGACGGGTAACGAAGCCTGGTACTCATCGCGCCCCCGCGAACCTCGGGATCGGCCGGGTGACTAGGCTCACGTCAGCCTGGTTGGGCAGCGCCAGCAGCTCGACCATGCGCGTGACCCAGCCCGACGCCGTGCCGGTAATCGTCTGCGTCCTCGACGCCCACGACGCGACGCCGCCGTTGCTGTCCCAGGCAGCCACCTCGGCGTTTGCGTCCACGCCGCTAATGCGCGCGGTCATGCCGCTGATCGCCGCCGAGTCAATGGTTGTGTCAATACTACGGTGACCTCCTAGGCCGACGATCCAGGACGTGCCATTTGTGCGCGTCATCGTGACCGCCGCGCTACCCCATGACACGGTGTTGGTCGTGCCGGCGCTGTTGACGCCGCCGCCGACCGGCGTGATGAAAGGCTCGCATCCTCGGTAGACCACCACCACCACACGCGTGGCGTTCGTCCAGGTGCCGGTCGTCGTGTCGCTGGCGATTAGCCGGCGCCAGCCGACCGATGCCGAGCAGGTTGTGCCATCCGCCGCATTGGTGATGTTCGTCCAGCCGGCCGGGATCGTGGGGTTCGTGGTGCTGCCGTCGCGGAACGCGAACACCAGCGCAATGTCCCCTGGCTGGAAGCTGGGGAGCGTGGCGCTGTTTGTGCCGCTGGCACCGCCGACGTAGCTGATAGCCACCGCACGGCCTCACTCGTCCCAGTCGAAGTAGTAGTCCACGATCTGCCCCGAGCCTGTCGGGCAGATGATGCCGATGCCGTTGGCCGTGCCGGCCTGCACCAGGATGCCGTTGTCACCGAACGTCCAGATGACGCCGGAGCCCACGGCGGCGCCGAGCGACCCATACCGCAGCGGCGATCCGACCGCGCCGTCGGCAATGTGCCCGGCGAAGCCGGTCGCGTTCTGCGCTGGTCCCAGTTCGTCCCATAGGACTTCGGTCAGGCCCGCGCCGACGCCCGTCGCGTTGGTGAACCGCACCAGCGCAACGGCCAGCGCCGTGCTGGTCGTGTTGAACACGCCGACCTCGCGCAGCTTGAGGTTCCTGCTGGCGACAGCAAAGAGCGATGCCGCAGCACGCAGGGTTGTCGGCGCTACCGTCGAGCGCCCAGCGATTGAGAAGCGAGCCATCAGATCCTCCTTGCGCCGCCGAACGAGATAGGCGCGATCGGCGTGATTATGCGTGGCGCCACCCCGGACGCGGTAGGCTGAACCTCAAAGGTCACGCCCGACAGCCACTGCGCGAACCCGGTGATGTCAGCCTCGATTGTCCAGTTTCCAGGGTTGTAGGTGCCGGCGTTCACGGCCTGGTAGGCACCAAAGATCCGTGCGCCCACCGGACTTGTGGCTCCACCGTCGAACCGGGTCATGCCGTCCGGAGGATCGATCAACACCTCCGGCAAGTCTGTTTGGACATAGCCCAACAGGCTCACCGCCATCGATCCGGCGTTGTCGATGTTGAGGTTGGACGGCGAAAAAGTCTGAACGCTGTTGCCGCCAGCGATGCCGGTTTCGACCACGACGTCGCCGAGCGGCGTGGCGTTCTGGCCCGAGAAAGCGAACGACACCGCAACGCAGTCGTAGTGCACCGCGTTCTGGCAATCGAGCGCGACGGCAGACTCGCTGGCGCCGGCGACTTTGTATTGCGCCCGGCCCACCATGTCTTGCGGGACGCCGGCGCGATACTCGTAAGCGCCGATGTTGTTCCAGCCCGACTCCACGGCCACGGGGCCAACGCCGAACCCGCCATCGACCGTCTGATAGGTCGCGGCCACCCACAGCTCGCCAGCGGCCAGCCCGCTGGGTGGCGACACGCTGATCGTGGTGCCAAGTCCGCCACCAAAGTCAACGGCGGCCGCAACCGAACCCTCAAAAGCGACCGCCATCAGACCGCCCTTACGGTCAGCGCGGTGCGAATGCTCTCGAACACTTCGACCTCGGCCTGCGCGGATCGCACGTCGCGCTTGCGCTGCTCGCCTGGCGTCAGTCGGTTGCGCTCGACGGGAATCCCGATAGAGCAGCGGAACGTCGTCTGATCAGTGCCGTCCCTGTTCTTCGGTCGGCCAGGCACGCGCACCGAGAACCCGCTGCCGTCCTCGAGCGCGACAGTGATCTGCGCAACGAACGGCACGTCGGGCCAACTCTCGATCGTTGCGCTGACCTCGATCTTGTCGGCGTCGTCGCGCGTGAACGAGTCGAGCGAGAACGGCCCGTACTGCCCAGGCGCGTAGACCTGTGAAGCACTGGCGATTTCGCGAGGCATTACACCGGCGACGCGCGGTAGAAGCCGGCCGTGGCAACCTGCGCCGTGATGTCCGAACCGTCCGGGGTCACCGCGAAGTCGTGCAGCGTCAGCGGCACCACGTTCGAGTCGGTGCCCGCCGTGGTGTCGTTGTCGTAGGCCACGATCAGGTCGGTCCAGGCGCTGCCGGCGCCGACGCCAGTCCACGTCTGATCCGGGATGTCCAGATCCACGCGGTCGTTGGCGTCGTCGGGCGCGAACGCCACGATGTCGGCATCGGCCAGGGTCTTGCGCGCGTAGCCGCTGTTCGTCACTTCGGCCGCGTTCGCGTCGCCCTCGATCGCGGCCATCGTGTCGTAGTCACGCAGCGTCGCGTCGGTCGCGGCGCCCGCGTTAAGCGCGATCACCAGCAGCGCGGAGTTGGCCGGGTCGTTGGTGTCCACCCGGTTGTAAAGCTCGGCGACTCGGCCCAGCGCGATGTTAAAAACGAGGTTCGCCATGTCACACCCCCGCTGCGGCGCTCATCGAAGGCGCGAGCGCGCCCTTGACCGCCTTGTATTTCGCGTGCTGCTTCTCGTCGAGAACGCACTCGAAGTGATTGATGCACTCGTACCCGGCGGGGCTCGAGGCCGACGGCGATGGCTTGCCCTCGAACCCGTGCGCCTTGAGGTACGCGCGCGCCTCGGCGGCCACCAGCTTGCCGACGCCGGTCGTCAGCATTTCGCGTAGCGCGAAGTCGCTGATCGGAATCGGCTTGCCGTCGTGGCAGCAGTAGTAGCCAGGCCGGCGCTTCACGGTGTAGACCAGCGGCTCGCCGGTCGTTAGCAGCGTGAGCTTGTTGGCCTCAAGCTTCATCAGGCCGCCGGCGATCAGCTCGGCGACCAGCTCGGTCGAGAAGTTCTGCTCGGCATCGGTGCCGGTATGCCGGAGCTTGAGCCCGATCACCTTGGGCGCGCCAGCTTCGAGCGACGCCGGGTCGTACAGTCGTTTTAGCAGCATGGCGCCACCTCCTTGTGTTGTTGCGCTTACGGCGCAGGCTGCAACTCCGGCTCGCCAAACGTGATTTCGGCAGTGACGGCCTCGGCCTCGACAACCTCAAGCGCGCCGGTCATTTCCACCGGACGCACTTCGCCCGACAGGTCGGCGTCGAACGACGCGATGATCTGCGCGACGCCGCCGCCCACCGCCTTCACCAGCGCGGAGTTCGGGCCGGTCTTTTCGACGGTCGCCACGGTCGGATCGCTCGACCCCCACTCGACCTCGCCATCGATGCGCGCGGGGCGGCCGGCGGCCGTCAGCGGCCGGACGGAAACTGCGACTTGTTGCTCGTTCGTGATGCGTGCCATAGTGCCCTCGACAAAGGTTTGCCGGCCGAATAGCCAGCGGAGGTTGAAGTTCTCGCGGCCTCGCTTGCGCCATACCGGCCGCAACTCCGCTGCGATCAGGTCTACTGCTTGACGCATGGCGCCACCCGATCGGTGCGACCGTTGACGCCATAGAAACCGGCGGCCCCGACCGTCAGGTCACACGCCGAACCGATGTTCGCGGTCCCGCTTACTGGCCCACGAACACCCCCAGCCCACAGGTACGCAGCCCTGCGGACGCATTTTCCACTCAAATCTTTGTCCGCGCTCGAACAGATTGCGGTCGGCGCCACCACCCAGCCGCCTGGCACGGGCGCCGGCGGCGGCAGCGGCAGCCGCGCGGAAACGGCTTTCACGTCAGGCTCGAGGCGCGGGTCGATCGCGGTGCCGGTGGCGTACTTCACCCAGGCTGCGGCGCGCTCGCCGTCCGTGCCGCGCGCCAGCGTGTCGGCGATGGCGAGCCAGTCCGGCGGGAACGCCGACCACGGGCCGCCGGCGATGTAGTGATACAGCTTGCCGTCGATCCCGGTGCAGCCGTAGCCCCACACCAGCCCGACGCTGGATGCCGCGTACACGATCTCGCGCTCGCGCACCCTAGACGTGGAGTCGGCCGTGCGCCAGATCGTCGGGAACGTCAGGCTCGGCCAGCACTGCGGCTGCGCCAGCGCGCTGGACGGCGCGATCAGCGCCACCAGCACTGCGATCGCCATCAGGATCCGCTTCATTCGACCGCCTCCGCTCCTGGTTCGGCACTGGCCCGCGCCACGTTGCCCTCGCCGTCGTAGTCGAACTTGAGGGACTTCGGTCGCGCTCGGGCCCGCTCGCGCTCCTTCGCCACGTCGGCCGCAAGGCTGGCGCCCAGTTCGCGCAGCCGCGCGTTGCCCTTGATAGCTTCCATCCGCTCGGCGTGCGCGTGATCCTGGCCCTTCGCTTCCGCTTCCATCTGGCGCTGCTGCTCGAGTGCTTCGGCCTCGGCCTGCTGCTGCTGCGCGATGGCATCGGCTTCCTGCTTCATGCGCTGCTCAAGCTCGTCGTCCGACGGCACGATGCCCTCGGCGTCCACCTCGATCGCCTTGAACACGTCGCGCAGCTGCTTCGCGCGGCCCTTCTTGCCGACGATCGCCATGTCCTCGGGGTTGCTGCCGACCAGCGCCAGGCCTTGCAGCTTCGCCTGCGTCTGCGCCTCTTTCACCAGGATGGCGGCGGCGCCGCGCGGCACCGGCACGCAGTCGCCCTTGATCGCCGGGTCCGGGTGCCAGAGCATGTTGTAAATGTAGCTGCTGGTCACCGTCGGCTGCATGACATGCACGTCCACGTTGCCGATCGCCCGGCGCAGCCCCTTGGCCGCGTTGTTCATCAGCATCGACAGGCCGGAGTAGGTATCGGCCGCACCGCCCACGCGCTCGTTGCCGTAGGTATATCTCGGAATCCCCGTGCTGTCATCGGCCTTGATCTCCCACTTCTCGATCGTCGCCATGAGGTTCACGGAGTTGTCCGGGATCTGCAAGACGCCGACGCCAGGGTTGACACCCTGAGTCGGGTCCGACTTGAGTTGCACGACGCGCCACGGGAACACCGCGTTCGCGTCCTCGCCGTCGGCGAGCCGGTCAATGTGCGTCCACAGCATCGGGCCGCTCGCCATGCCCAGGTTGTCGGCCAGCGCCGACGCGGCGGCGTTCACCATCTTCTGGCAGGTTTCCGCCAGGTCGGGCACCGACCGGCCCCAAAAGGCGCCGGGAGTCGCGTCGTAGCAGGCTTTCCAGTACGGGCGCCGGCCCAGCGGATCGCGGTTGATCGCGCACCGGATGACGTAGGGTCCGATCAGGATCGCGTCCACCTCGTACTCGCGCACCGGGTCCAGATCCTCCCAGCCGCGAACCTGCCAGGACATCAGGACAAAGCCTGGGACGCTGCCCCAGTAGTGCAGCGCGTCGATGACGCCAGCCGGTGACAGCCAGGTGTAGTAGGAATCCTGTTGCAGGCGCTGGCGCTCGGCCTCGGTCCACAGCCAGGCCTCGAGGTGCCCGCGCGTGTAGTCGCGCAGCGCCTTGCGGATCTCCTCCTCGCGGTAGTCGTCCAGGCCGATGCAGTCGAACAGTTCCTGGCGGGTGTAGCGCACGCGCTCGATGAAGTCGCCGCTCTGGCAGTCGCGCGCGTAGGGCGCCGGGAACGCATCGAACGGATCGACGCGCGCCCACTTCTGGATCTTGGCGTTCTCGACTTTCAACTGCCAGCCGGGCAGCCACTTGAGTTGCCGCTTGTGGCCGTAGAACGGCCCTTTCATCAGCGCCGCCGGGTAGGTCACGAAGTCCTCGACGAACGAGTCCATCGCTTCTTCCCACCCGCCCTCGGCCATGCAGTCGGCGATGGCCTCGGTCATGCGCTCGGCGCGCCGCTCGGCCTCGCGCCGGTAGCGGGCCTGCACCTCGTCGCGCAGCTTCTCGCCGATCTCGCCGGCCACCGATCGGAACTCGTCGCGCGACATCACGCCACCGCCCGACTGGTTCGACTCAAGCATCACGGCCTGCGCCTGCTCGGCGGCCTGCTGAACGATCTCGCGCTTCTTCTCGTCGGGCAACTCGGGCATCGGCGAGGGTTTCAGCATCCACGGCCGGTCGTTCACCGGCATCAGAACCTCGCGGATCCAGGCGCTCGCCGCCCGGCACTTCGTTTCCGTCAGGTCAACCCATACGAAGTTGAGCCCGCCGGTCTGCTCGAGCTGGGCCAGTTCGGCAGCGGAATAGACGCCGCGCCTGGCGCGCAGCGCCTTGAGCAGCCGCAGGCTGACCTTCTCCTTGAATATCTTGTTGGTCTGCCACTGCTTGCGGATATGCCCGGCAAGCATG